GTAGGATTTGATTATTCCAGTTTAGAACCTTATAACACTATATTTTCCGCAATAGCTGATGTAGGTGATAACATAGAATTAATGGGTTCAGAATGGGCAGAAAAAAGATTACAAGCTATAGCATTTGTTATTGGTAGAGGTTTACAAGGTAAAACATATTTATCTGGTTTAGATCAAATGATGCAAATGGCTCAGTTTAAACCCGGAGCTTGGGAAAAAGGAGCTGGTAATATTATGAATAATAGTATACCTTTGTCAGGTATGCGTAATGAATTTGGTAAATGGATTAATCCACACATGAAAGAATTAAATTCTGATATGTGGGATTCAATAAGAAATAGAAACCAGTTCTTAGAACCTTTTGCTGGAGATAAATTACCAGAGAAAAGTGATATACTTAATGGTAAACCTATTAGAAATTGGAATATTATTGGTAGATCTTTTAATGCTATATCTCCTATTCAAATGGATGTTAGAAGTAGTTCACCGGGACGTAAATTATTATTAGATAGTAATTATGATTTAAAATCTACTACTTACGCATATGGTGGCTATTCATTTACTAAGAATGCAAAAATAAGAGCACATTTTCAAAATGCTATAGGAACCGTTCCAATAACTGTTGGCTATAAGAAATTTAAAAATGTAGAGGAAGCTTTAAATTATTTAGCTACTAGACAGGATGTAAAAAATTCTATGGCTGAAATGAAAGCTAACGTAAATAATCCAGCTGCATATGATATTAATCCTAATACATATCCACACAACACTCTTATAGATAATGTAATGAACCAAGCTAGATCAAAAGCTTGGGCAAAACTAAAACAACCTACTCACCCGGGATATGCTGACTTACAACAATTAATGTCAGAAAAAGATGGACACACATCTCGTACAAGAGAAAATCGAAACGAAATTTTAGAATTAAGTTTTCCTAGGAGAACAATACAAAATTCCCAAAGAAACTAAATGGCACATACAAAAGTAACAAAAACAGGTACCCAAAATAATGGTACACCGAATACATTTAGCTACTCAGGGAGTTTCGATGTATTTAAGGCGTCAGAAGTAGAAGTAGAATTAGATAACGTAGCACTTACTTTTATTACTGGCACTATTAATGAATCCGCCTCACCCCGAGAATATACAGTAGATTATACTAATAAAACAGTCCATGTTGGTGGAGCTAATTTAGTTAGTACTAACTCTGTTGTAATACAACCGGTTACAGATATGGGTGCTCCTACACCAAGAGCAACTTATCAACCCGGATCTTCTGTTACATCCGCAGACCTGAATAATAACCAGCTCCAATTAATGCGTAAAGCTATGGAGTATGACGAGCAGAAGTTATCTTCTCGTGGTGGTACAATGACAGGTAACCTTCATTTAGGTAAAGATGTTGATATATCCTTTGAAGGTGATACAGATAATGCGTATGAAACAACATTAACAGCTGCTGATCCTACAGCAGACAGAACTATTACCTTTCCTAATACCACAGGTACGGTAGTAACAACTGGAGACACAGGAACTGTAGCAACTGGAATGATTGCTAATGATGCAATTAATGCTGATAAAATAGCTAATGANGTTATAAACTCTGAACATTATGCAGCAGGGTCAATTGACCTTGAGCATATGTCTGCTAACTCTGTGGATAGTGACCAGTATGTANATGGAAGTATNGATAATGNACACTATGCTGCTGGATCTATAACTTCAGATAAGTTAAGTGATGCAACTGTTATAACATCTAGTGANCAAGCATCTGCATCATCTAACGATACATCTTTCTTAACATCGGCTGCAGCTGATGCTAGATTCTTTAANGTTAGTACTACTGATACAATTAAAGATGGTCAANCGTTTCCAGATAACGATACATCTATTGCTACAACCGCAGCTATTAACGACAGGATANTTGACTTAGTTGATGATGTTGGTGGATTTGTACCAATAGCTAATGAACTNAGTTTTCCTAATGCTAACCCTGATGTNAATAATGGTACTGGTACTTTAGTTAGTATTAAAGCATTATCTCANAACCTAACTTCTAATGGTTCTGGTGTCGTATCTATAGGTAATGGAACAGTAGGTGGTAGTACTGTAGTTATTAATGGATTAGCTAACAGTACAACTTATAATGCTACGTTTGGAATGATAGTAGAAACTACTTCTACACTCCATACTTATACATTTCATAGATTAGTACCAAAAGCAACAGAGGTAACAACAGTTGCTGGAAACATATCTAATGTAAATACTGTTGCTGGAATAAGTGGTAATGTCACAACAGTTGCAGGAGTAGCATCAAGCGTTCCTACTGTTGCTGGTATTGCGTCTAATGTAACGACTGTAGCTGGAATATCTTCTAATGTTACCACAGTTGCAGGAGTTAGTGGAAATGTAACTACTGTTGCTGGTATAAGTAGTAATGTAACTACTGTTGCTGGTAATAATGCAAACGTAACTAAAGTAGCTAATATTGATAGTAACGTAACCAGCGTTGCTAACATTGATAGTAACGTAACTACAGTTGCGGGTATAGCATCTAACGTAACAACTGTTGCTAATGATGCAACAGATATAGGTGCTGTTGCTGCTAAAGCCACAGAAATAGGAAGACTAGGTACTGCTGATGCTGTAGCTGACTTGGCAATACTTGGTACTGCCGATGCTGTAGCAGACATGAACACTCTGGCAACATCTGCAAACGTTACAGCAATGGATAATTGCTCTGACAATATTGCAAATATTAATACAGTTTCTGGTTCTATATCAAACGTNAATACAGTTGGTACAAATATTACAGCTGTAACTAACGCATCAACATATATAAATAATTTTTTATCTCTTTATCTAGGTGAACTTGCTTCAGATCCAACTCAGGATGCTTTGGGCAATTCAATAAATGAAGGAGATTTATATTGGAATACCTCTAGCAAATTACTTCGTGTATATAATGGAAGTGTTTGGCAAGGAGTCAATGACAATTCAGTTGACCTTTTAAAGGTAGCTACTGGAGGATTTGAAATTGTCTATACAGCATCAGCTGGTAGCAATAACATTGACCTCGGAGCTTTAGCAATAACAGGAGCACATTTCAGTAATGAATCTCTTCCAACAAATAAAATGTCACTCGCAAAAGGATCTGCAACTTACAACTTAGGAGGAATTTAAACAATGCCGGATCAATTACAACTTAGAGGTGGTACAACCACTGAACATAATTCGTTTACAGGTGTTACTAGAGAAGTAACTGTAGACACAACAAAGAAGGTACTTGTCGTTCATGACGGAAGTACTGCTGGCGGTACTCCTTTGATGAAGGAAGCTGGTCATAGTGGAGACGTAATATTTAATAGTGTAAGCGTAGGTAAAGGTGCAAACTCTGTTGCTGGTAACACAGTTGTTGGAGAAACAGCTTTAGATGCTTCTGTATCTGGTGGAGATAACACTGCTATTGGTAATAAAGCTTTAACAACTTGTACTTCTGGTAGCGCAAACACTGCTGTGGGTCATGATGTTTTAGAGTCTTTGACTACTGGATCTGGAAATACCGCAATGGGTGATAGAGCTATAGAGTCACTTACTACAGGAAGTTATAACACTGGAATAGGACAACTAGCTTTAGCTTCAAATACAACTGCGTCTAATAACACTGCGGTGGGTAAATCAGCTTTATATGCAAACACGACAGGAGCAGGTAATGTTGCTGTGGGTCAAGGAACTTTAATATTAAATACTACCGCAGCGAATAATACAGCAGTCGGGAATGAAGCATTAAATCAAAACACAACTGGAGCAGAAAACGTAGCTGTAGGTGGTGTTTCTTTAGATGCCAATACAACTGGAGCAGAAAATACTGCACTAGGTTATGCTGCTTTATCGGCCAATACTACGGCTTCTTATAATACTGCTGTTGGTAAAAGTGCATTAGGAGTGAACACAACTGGAGCTAAAAACGTAGCTGTAGGTGGCTATGCTTTAGATGCTAATACTACTGCATCAAATAATACAGCAGTTGGTTATAACTCATTAACTGCAAACACAACTGGAGACTCAAATGTAGCCGTAGGTCGTCAAGCATTAGAAACAAATACAACTGCTGCTGACAACACAGCCGTAGGAAGTGTTGCGTTACAAGATAATACTACTGGAGCAAATAACACAGCCTGTGGTGCTGGTGCTTTAGGAGACAATACAACAGCTGGTAATAATACTGCTGTTGGTAGGTCAGCTTTAAGAGTAAACACAACTGGAGCAAGCAATACAGCTTTAGGTGCATATTCTTTAACTGCAAACACAGAGGCAAATAATAATACAGCAGTTGGTTATTACGGACTAGCAGCTAACACAACTGGAACCAATAACACAGCAATTGGTAAAACGGCTTTATATAGCAATACAACAGCCAATAACAATACTGCTGTAGGTCTAAATTCTTTGTATGCAAATACAACTGGAACAAGCAATACAGCTGTAGGTTCTTCAGCTTTAGATGCCAACACAACAGCATCTCACAATACTGCAATAGGTCATGATGCTTTAACAACAAACACAACTGGTGTTCAAAACACTGCGTTGGGATCTCAAAGTTTAGAGTATCTTCAAACAGGCAATGATAATACTGGTTTAGGATATATAACTCTTCATAATGCTTCTGGTTCCCAAAACACTGCGGTTGGTTCAAGAGCATTACAAGATATGACTTCTGGTGATGACAACACTGCTGTTGGTTATCACGCTTTACATACAAATACAACTGCGTCTAACAATACTGCTGTAGGTAGTGCAGCTTTATTTGCAAACACTACTGGAACTAAGAACACAGCTTTAGGTCGTGCAGCATTACAAGCTAACACTACTGGCGGTCAAAACGTAGCAGTAGGTACTTATGCACTAGACGCTAATACAACTGCTTCTAGTAATACTGCTATCGGTTATCTTGCATTGTCTGATAATACAACTGGTCATAACAACACTGCGGTAGGAGTTGGTTCTTTAGAAAACAATGAAACTGGAGTACAGAATACAGCTTTAGGTTCAATTGCTTTATTAGCAAACACTACTGGAAGTGCTAACGTTGCAGTTGGCTATGGTGCTTTAGATGCAAATACTACAGCCGATAATAATACAGCACTTGGATATAATACATTAACAGCTAATACAACTGGAGCAGGTAACACTGGAGTTGGGTATGCTTGTCTTGATGCTTCTACAACTGGAGCAGGTAACACTGGAGTTGGTCAGAGTGCTTTAGGTTCAAATACTACTGCGAGCGATAATACAGGAATTGGTAGTGCAGCTTTATTTGCGAATACGACAGGAACAGATAATGTGGCTGTGGGTTCTGGTGCTTTAGATGCAAATACCACAGGAGGTCGTAATACAGCTATTGGAAGAAATGCTTTAACTGATTGTACTACAGGTCAAAATAATGTAGCTGTAGGAAGCAATGCTGGAGAAAATATTACAACTTCAGAAAATAATGTTGCAGTAGGACATGATGCAATGGAGGAAAATACTACTGGAAATAATAACATTGCAATAGGTGCAAGAGCATTAGAAGAAAATACAACAGCATCAAATAATGTTGCTGTTGGTTATGAGGCTTTGACAGAAAACACAACTGGAACTGGAAATACAGCCGTAGGTACTGAAGCTTTAGATGCAAACACTACAGGAGGAGAAAATACTGCTGTCGGATTATCTAGTTTAAGTGGTAATACTACAGGAAATCAGAATACTGCTTTTGGTAGAACTTGTATGTATGCTAATACTACAGGAGATAATAATACTGCTATTGGTAGACAAGCATTAGGAGCAAACACCACTGCTAATAACAATACTGCTGTTGGTCATCANGCTTTATTAACTAATACAACTGGTGCTGAAAACTGTGCCTTTGGTAAAAACTCATTAGAAAGTATAACGACTGGTACTAATAATGTTGCTGTTGGTTATGATACTGGAGCATATGTTACTGAATTAACAACTGGTGATTATAATGTTTTACTTGGTAATTATGCTAAAACTTCTGCTTCTGATGGTCAACATCAATATGTAATAGGTTATAACTTAGCAGGTAAAGGTAATCAAACTTTCTTTGCTGGTGGTACTCAAGGTGCTTATAATGAAGAAAATGTAACGGCATGGCAAACAACTTCAGACAAAAGAATTAAGAAAAATATTGTAAATTATGACACTGGACTATCAATAATTAATCAAATACAAGTACGAAATTATGAGTATAAAACAGAAGATGAAATAATTACGGATAATCCAGAACTGAAAGATGTTGTTAAATCTGCTGTTGTAGAAAAAACAGGAACTCAGTTAGGATTAATTGCTCAAGAAGTAGAAGCTGTGTTGGGAAGTGCTGTTACAACAAACTCTACTGGCGTTAAATCATTACAAACTGAAGGTTTATTTTGGCATATGTTAAATGCAATAAAAGAACTATCCGTAAAAGTCACAGCTCTAGAAGCTGCATAAACAATTAAACAAACTTATTTATTTTTTTTTAAAACAATGGAAGAAAGAACTACTGATGAAATCGCAGCAATCTTTAAAGCTGCTGGTGATAGCGTTACTGAAATTGGTATTGCTAAGACTGGAGATGAAACTGCAGATGACTTTAAAGATAGAATTAAGCGTAATGTAGAGCACCTTGAAATAATCAAAGGCTACAAAAAGCTTGATGAGAAAACATCTATCTGGGGTTCAGAAGATTTTACTGCTATTGACAAAGCAATTGTTGATGGTAAGAAATTATACTAATTAAACATGACTAAACCATCCACAGAACAATTAAAAAAAACTTTACAACAGNTAATTATACAACATAATGAAGCTATACAAGTACAAAATAATTGTAAAGAACANATAATAGCAGTTCAAGCTGTTATACAGGATAGAGAAGATGGAAATACCAACGATAGTAATTCCACCGACTCAAAAGATTAAAACGGTAGAAATACCTTTACCTACAGCTGACGTACCTTATTATATTCCTATGGTAGTACCCCCTAGCGATTTACGAGATGAAAAGGGGGTAAAACCTAAGACAACTGAAACAGAGACACCACCAGCTCCTAGGTTAAACATACCACCTTTACCACCCATACCTATACCATCGACAGAAGTATTAGTTACAACTAGCATAGCAGCTGTTACAGCAGTTGCCGCTACAACTTTTACACAGCCGATTATAGAAAATATAAAAAAGAAACTACAGAAGTTCCTACAAGGTAAAATAAATAAATGGAAGGAAAACCGCCAGAAGAAAAGAAAAAAGGACTCTTAGGTAAATTAAAAGATGCCGCAGAGGACAAAGAACATCAAATTGAAATACTTGGAACCTTTGTAAGATTAGGTGTAGTAGTTTGGTCTGGTTTTATTATTACTATGAATTATGTAGAAATACCGATGGTAAAGAAGTCTGGGAACAGCGATATCACGTTCGTCGCCAGCGTTTTTACGGGAGCACTTGCTACATTCGGTCTGACTACAGGCAAATCTAATGGTAATCCTAAAACACCAATAAACTGCCCAATGCAAAAAACAGACAAACCAAAACAATGAAGAAATGGATTCTTCTCTTAGCTCTGATATCACCCGGCATAGCGAGAGCAAACACCGTGACGCCTTCCTTTACGACAGGAAGTATGCAGTCAACAACCACAACACAACAAACAATAACAGAGGAGATAGTCCACGAAATCGAAGGATCGGCTTCTACATCTTACAGTGGTACAAATATTACAGCAACTGGTGCTGGAGGTATTGGACACGCAGATACAGTATATACACCAACCAACAACGCAACGGATTGGGATCTACAGATAACAACCAGAGACGCCGGGACTATCGAAACTATAACNATAGATCGGGTAATNGAAACAGATTCAACTACCTCATCTTACTCTATCTTCTCTCAATAGGTACACCCGTACTTGCTGAAGACGGAGAAGATACAAATGTTAGTAACCCAGTCGCCGCAGCGACGGGAAATGTTACCAATCAGGCAGTGCAATTTCAGAACAATGGAGCACAAAGTAGACAGTATTATGGACCTAATATAAGCTGTAATGGCAGTACAATGACATTTCAGCCTTTTTATATGGGTAATCATACTAAACCGCTTGATGAGTTTATGCAACCTAGCAGCTACACGTTAGCAGAAAACTGGGGGTTTCAAATTAACTTTATGGTACCCTTAGATAAGTCAGGTTACAAACAATGTAAAGAACTAGCCAAGCGTCAAAATGAAAAGATGCGACTAGAGTATGAGATTACAAGAGCACACAAATGTGCAGATCTTATGAAAAAAGGTTTTATGTTTAGACCTAATGCACCTATGTCTAAATTATGTCAAGATATAGTGCCTATAGTCAAAGCAAAACCTAAAAAAGAAAAGAAATTTAAATTATTTTAACACCAATGATTACTTTACTCAAACCAATTATTCTAACTTTTGCTAAGTCAGACTCAGTTAAGAGACTCATCGTAGATGTTCTTAAAAAGTTAGTTGCTTCTACCGATAATCAGCTTGATGATGCTGCAGTAGAGTTTATAGAAACTAAGATATTCGTATCTACTAAATAGTTATTTATGACTCAATTACTACCTTCACCTGAACATTATCTACAAAATTTAATAACAATGCAAAGTCCTGATGCAAAAAAGCTCTGGAGAAGAGCTATTAAAGAGCACTTCAATTGTACATGCGTTTATTGCGGAGAATTACATGAATTACACAATCTTACTATTGACCACGTTCGGCCAAAATGTAAAGGTGGCAAAGATGTCACTGCTAATGTTGTACCGTCGTGTCGTCGATGTAATCAGGA